CCCCCTCAGCCCCCAGGCCCGACCAGGACGGCCCCGGCCGTCCGCCGAGTGGCGCGGACGCGGCCGAACCGGGTAGGGTGCCTGGTAGCGAGGCGCCGATCTCATCAGGCGACGCCCGCCCGGAGTCATCCACGACGGCCCCTACCGGGGCCTGACACCCACCCAAGGAGAACCCATGACACCTCCCCCACCCACCGCCGACGCCGCACGGGCCTACCGCGCGGCGTCGGCCGCTACCTCCCCGGCCCCGCGCCGCAACCCTGACGCCAGGCTCACGGCCCACGGCAGGGCCGTTGACGCCACGGCGCTCGTGGCCGTCGTTGACGTCCTTGTGGTTAAGGCCCTTGAGGCCGTCGGCAAGCGGATCGTGCGGGCCGACCGCGCCCGCTTCAACGCGCTCAAGGGCCGGCCGTTCCACGAGGCTCACGTTCTGTGGCCCACGGACATCGTCACCGTGAGCAAGGCCACTAAGGGAGCGTGGGACGTAGTCCCGGCCCTGCTCGACAACCACGGCTGCCCAGGCGTCGAGTCCGGCCGCGTCGTGACCCTGCTGGACGCCTACGTGTCCCAGGTCGCTACGCACGGCGTACCGCACCGCCTGGACCGACTCGTGACGGCCCTTCGCTATGTGCTGCCGGAGAACGCTCTCATCAGCACGCCTAGCCTGAACCGGGCGTCCTTGGAGGAAGTGCTCTGATGGCCAGCCCAGCGACCTCTACCGACGTCGATCTCCTGGACGAGGGCCCCTCGGACTGGGAGTCCTCCAAGGCGGTGTCCGACTGGCGAGACTCGATCGAGGATCAGTACCTCGACCTGGCCGAGCCGGTCCTGAACTACTTCCTGAAGCTGGTCCGCATCCAGGCCCTCGAGGCCCTCTACTCCCCCGTCCTGACGGCGGCGGGCGACGTCATCGCGAACCCGTTCGCCTGGACGTCCGTCCGCTCAGCCTGGCAGGCCGCCATCCGCGGTCTCATCCGCGATGAGCGGGGACGGCGCCGCCTACCTCAGTACGCGACCGTGCAGCGCATCCTTGAGGAGTCCGGGCTACCCGTCGCCGTCTACGAGGACGTCCGTTACCTGCTCAAGCGTGCCGCCTCGGAGGGGTGGGGCGAGCGCAAGACGAAGATCGAGCTCGGCAAGATGCTCGGCACCTCACGCCGCAAGGGGGAGGCGACGACCGCCTACGCCGCCCGTCTACGCACCCTGGCTCGCACCGCGGCGACCGCCAACGCCGCCCACCGCATGGCGACCTCGGACCTGGCCCGTAAGCGCGGCCGCCTGCGCTGGGTCACGGTCCACGACAACAGGGTCCGTCCCACCCACGTCGAGGCGGACGGGCAGGTGCAGGACCTCGGAGTCCCGTTCCACGTCGGGGACGCTCACCTGCTCTATCCCGGCGACCCCGCCGGGCCGCTCAAGGAGACGGCGAACTGCCGGTGCATCCTCATCCCGACCGACGCCCGGCCCGCGGTCAATCAGGCCGTCAACGCCAAGTACTCGTTCTCAGCCATCGAAAGGACAGCTATGAAGCTTCGTATTGAGGAGACGGCCCGCCGCGTGGGCGAGTTCTCCGACCTCCGCGAGGAGCCTGCCGGCGACCCGGTCCCCGGGCCCGCCTCCGAAGGCTCTCCTAACGGCCGCTGGGAGGGCGTCATCGCTCGCGAGGGCGAGATGACTGGGGACGGCCGCCTGATCGAGGACGGCGCCCTGCGCTGGGACGATCTCCCCATCCCGCTGCGCGTCGCGTTCAAGGACGTCGGCGGCCACGACGGAGCCGAGGTATGCGGCCGGATCGAGACCGTGGAGCGCCGCGAGGGCGGCGACATCTACGCCACCGGGACCTTCGACCTAGGCTCTGCCGTCGGGGCTGAGGCGTTCCGGCAGGTCAGCGAGCAGATGTCCAACGGAGTCTCCATCGACACCGACGACGTGACTTTCAGGATCATGGCGAAGTCAGACATGCCCGAGGCCGACGTTGCAGATTCCGGCAATGCCTCCAACGACGAGCCCGATCCTGAGGGCAGGGTCAAGGTAGCCGCCATGTCGTCCTCGGACGAGCTGACCGTCATCGAGTCGGCCCGGCTGCGCGCCGCTACCCTCGTGGCGGTACCCGCCTTCGCCACGGCTCGCGTCTACGCCGCCGGGCAGGCCCCGGCCAAGCCCTCAGAGGACGCCGAGCCGGAGGGGAAGGTCGAGGCGTCGGCCGAGCCAGTCGCCGTGAGCCGCGACTCCCTGACCGCCGCGGCCATCCCGACCGCCCCGCCGGAGGCGTGGTTCAAGGACCCGGCCCTTACCGGCCCGACCGCCCTCGTGGTCGAGGACGACGGTCGTGTCTACGGACACATTGCCGCCTGGGGCACCTGCCACATCGGCCAGATCGGCAAGTGCGTCGAGCCGCCCACCAGCCCCTCGAACTACGCCTACTTCCGAACCGGCGCCCTGCGCACGGCGGAGGGGACATCCGTGGCTGTGGGGCATCTCACAATGGGTACCGGGCACGCCGGTCCCCGGGACTCTGCAAACGCCGCCGCCGAGCACTACGACAACACCGGCACCGTCTTCGCCGACGTCGCAGCTGGCGAGGACTCCTACGGAATCTGGGTCTCCGGCTCTCTGCGTCCCGGCATCACAGCTGAGCAGGTCCGGGTGGCCCGCTCCGCCCCGATCTCCGGCGACTGGCGCACGATCCGCGGCTCCTTGGAGCTGGTAGGCGCTCTGGCCGTCAACGTGCCAGGCTTCCCGGTGCCCCGCCCGCAGGGCCTCCTCGCCTCCGGCGAGGTGAAGTCGCTCCAGGCCTCCGGGGTCGTGGCTCACGACGACTCCGCCGCACGGGCCTCGCACCCTTCGAACGGGCCCATCGGCTCCAACGGCCTGACTCTCGGAGACATCTCGTACCTGAAGCGCCTGGCCGAGTCGGAGCGTCGCCGTGATCTGGAGCGGGCCTCGGCCGCCGACAAGATGCGTGCCCGCGTCGAGCGCGCGGGTACACTGGCCAAGGCGGCGCAGATGGCGCGCCGTCTTGGATCCATCTGAGGAAAGGAACAGCATCATGGGATGTGGATGCGGACGTACTACGACTCCTCCGGTAGGCACTGAGCCTCGGCCCCTGGCCGACGGCACGCTACCGGGAGAGGGCTCCAAGGACTCCTCCCCGATCACTCGCTTCTAGGCGTAGCGCCACTCATCGTCATCGGTTATGATGATCCCTGTTAGAGGTCTCATGGACTCCTGACGCTGGGTGGATCAGCAGAGCCCCGCACCGTTTGCTCATGGCGGTGCGGGGCTTTGTCCATGCCTATGGAGGGGTATCTCACTCATAGGTGTATCCTTTGAGCCAACGGCATGGCAGCAGGGCCTCGTGCGTACCCGCTGGGGACGGGAACCCTGCCCAGCAACAAGACACGGAGGACCCCTCAACATGCGCAAGCACTTCGACATCACCGTCTTCGCCGACCAGGCCGAAGACGCTCAGGTCGAGACCTTCGACCTGGAGATCCCTGAGAACCTGTCCGACCTGAGCGCCGCCGACCTGGGCGACCTGCGCTCCAAGGCCGTTGACGCCTTCCAGACCCTCTACGCCGGCGGCGAGTTCACCGACGAGGACCTGGCCACTCTCGGCACCCTGACCGAGGGCATTGAGGCCCTGTCCGCCGAGATCAGCACCCGCGAGCAGGCCGCCGCCGAGCGCGCCGCCAAGGCCGCCGAGATGGCCGCCAAGGTCGGCGCCGACAAGCCGGCCCCCGCTGCCGATGACGAGGATGACGCCCCGGCCGAGGAGAAGGCTGAGGCTGAGGCCGACATCGCTGAGGCCGAGGACGAGAAGGCCGACGCCGAGAAGGCTGAGAAGAAGGCAAAGGCCGCCGCGGCCGACGTCGAGACCGAGGCTCAGGTGGACGCCGAGCCCGAAGCCGTCACCGCTGCCGCTCCCCGCGGCCCCATCAAGCTGTCCGGCATCCGTCGGCACGTCCACACCCCCGCACCTGCGATCACTGAGGAGACCTCCGTGGAGGACACCACCCCCAAGGCCCGTATGACCGTGGCCGACGTTCCCGGCTTCGCCGCTGACAGCGACGCTTCCTTCGAGGACCTGGCCGTCGCACTCGACCGCCGTCTTCAGGGCTTCAACTCCGGCGCCTACGCCGCCGCCGCCCGCGCCGGCCGCGCCATGAGCGAGCGCCACAGCCTGGCCGTCGTTCGCAAGGCCTTCGACGAGCGCGCCACCGTCGGCTCCCCCGAGAGCGCTGACGCCGCGATGGCCTTCGCCGTCAACGAGAAGAACCTGCCCGGTGGCTCCCTCGTCGCGGCCGGCGGCTGGTGCGCCCCCTCCGAGACCGTCTACGACCTGCTCGAGGACGAGTCCCGCGACGGCCTGATCTCCCTGCCTGAGATCAACGTCACCCGCGGCGGCATCAAGTTCACCAAGGGTCCCAAGTTCGCTGACCTGTACTCGGCCCCCTCCTTCAACTTCACCGAGGCCGAGGCGAAGGAGGGCAAGTACGCCCCCACCTCCGCCACCGACCCGACCAACAAGGTCGGCGCCAAGCCCGTCTACCACGTTCCCTGCACCGACTTCGAGGAGGTCCGCCTCTCCGCGGCCGGCCTCCACATTCAGGCCAACCTGCTCCAGCAGCGCGGCTACCCCGAGCTGGTCGCCCGCACCATCCGCGGCGCCCTCGTCGCCCACGAGCACAAGATGAGCGAGCGGATCATCGCCTCCATGGAGACCCAGGCCACCGCCGTCTCCATGGACTCCGGTCAGATCGGCGCGGCTGCCCCGATCCTGACCGCCATCGAGCTCCAGGTCGAGCACTACCGCTACGCTCAGCGCCTCTCCCGCTCCACCACCCTGGAGGCGGTCTTCCCCTACTGGGTCCGCGGCGCCATCCGCACCGACCTGTCCCGCCGCGAGGCCGTCGATCTGATCGACGTCCCCGACAGCCGCATCGACGCCTGGTTCCGCAGCCGCGGCGTCAACGCCCAGTTCGTCTACGACTGGCAGGCCCTGACCGGCGAGGCAGGCGCCTTCAAGGTGTGGCCCGGCAGCCTGAAGTTCCTGCTCTACTCGGCCGGCACCTTCGTCAAGGGCAGCCAGGACGTCATCACCCTGGACACCGTCTACGACTCGGTCCTGCTCGGTCAGAACGACTACACCGCCCTGTTCACCGAGGAGGGCTACCTGGTCGCCAAGCGTGGCCACGACGCCCGCGTCGTGACCGTCCCGCTCAACCCGAACGGTGGCACCGGCACCGGCATCAAGCTGCTCGCCAACGGCACGGCTGACCCGGCCAAGTGATGACTCCGGGGCGGGAGGCGGCAAGGCCCCTCCCGCCCCGTGACCTCACTCAGCCACAGCCGTCCAGCAAGGAGGACAGATGCCCATCATCGCACCGAAGCAGCGGGTCAGCGCCCCCGCTGCCACGCCCCTGCCGGGCGGGCTCTTCTCCCAGTTCGCGCCCATCGAGGACTCCTCGGTGCGGTGGGAGAACGGAGTCACCTGGGAGGACGTCGAGCGCGCTCAGCTTGGCGCCATCGGTCAGTGGCAGAGCCCCGGCACAGTTCCCGGCCTGCCGAAGACCCTGACCGACCCGAAGTGCCTGACCCTGGAGTCGCAGGCCCCGCTCACCGTGTACGCGGCCTACCGCACCACAGCCCTGAGCCACTCCCCTCAGGAGGCCACCCAGATCGCCGCCTCCCGGCTGCTGCTTCAGGAGGAGCACGCCGTCGAGCAGGCACTCTGGAGTGGCGCTCCGAACCGCGGCCTCGGCCTCGGCAAGGTCCGCTCCTACGCCGCCAAGGGGGCCGGCAAGCTCGACATGCCCCAGGGCCTCGCTGCTCTGGAGCACTACGCCGCTCAGTACGGGGCTCAGCCGACCCTGCACATCCCCCGCCGCCTGGCCAGCCTCATGGCGAGCGCCAAGCTCATCAAGGACGCCCGCGGGGGCGGCTTCGAGACCCGTCTCGGCACTCCGGTCGTCGTGGGCGCCGGCTACCCGGACGAGATGCAGATCGTGGCCACCGGCCCGATCGTCATCTACCGCGGGGAGGCCTTCACCTCGACCAACGGCGCCGGCGGGTTCGACAAGGGACAGAACGACGTCACGGGCGTGGCTGAGCGCCAGTACGTCATCGGCTTCAACAAGTGGGACGCGTTCCGAGTCACCGTGGACGCGGGTATCCCGCAGCTTGACCTGAAGGCGGCGGAAGAGTGATCTCCCGCGCAGCATCAGTCGCCCTGGCCGTGATCGCCGCGGCCGCGGTCTACACCATCACTCAAATCACGTACGAAGGAGAGCGCTGAACCATGGCGAAGACGCACTCATACACACCAGTGCTGGGGAAGCGCATCCGCGTCACCCCGCTGGACACCTGTGGCAAGTTCGACAAGACCCAGCACAAGCCGGTGGCCACCTCCGGCTTCGTGTCGATCAAGCTGGCCGCTGAGGTCGAGGACGGCACGGAGATCACGGTCCGCAAGGCCGACGGCTCCCTGTGCGTCAACGAGAAGCAGTCGAACACCTTCAAGTTCTTCTCGGTCGAGCTGGAGTTCTGCGGTGTGAACCCCTCCGTCCTGGACATCGTGACCAACGCCACGAAGTACCTGGACCACGCGGGCGACACCGCCGGCTTCAAGGTCGCCTACGGCAAGATCGAGAAGAAGTTCGCGCTCGAGCTGTGGACCGGCCTGTCCGGCCAGGCCTGCGCCGAGGGCGCTGAGGACGCCAGCGGCTACCTGCTGCTGCCCTTCATCACCGCCGGCACCATCGGCGACATCGAGGTCAACGGTGAGGACGCCATCTCGTTCTCCATGACCGGCGCCGTCACCAAGTCCGGCAACGCCTGGGGCACCGGCCCCTACGACGTGGTCAAGAAGGCCAAGCAGGGCGGAGGCGGCTTCGACAACGCGAAGCTCCCCACCCCGCTCGACCCGCTCGACCATCTCCTCATGATCGACACGGCTCTCGCTCCCCCGCCGGACAGCGACCAGCCCGTCACCGTCGCCTGAGACACCCTCTCAGACGCACTGACAGCCCCGTAGAGCGCACAACCGCACTGCGGGGCTGTCACCGTACCTGCGCCGCACAAACTCGCCTCTGAGACCCTTAGGACGGTCCTATAGGTATACTCATCCGTGCGGGCACCGCTTATGACTGGCGGCGTAGCCATCCCGCACCACGTACGCGCTGTAGGAGAGGGCATGCAGGACATCGAGAGAGGCTACGGGCCCGGAGACTGGCCGGTCTCCTACAGCGCGTGCGAGGACCTGAAGGAGTATCTGGACGAGGCCGGTAGGCCCGAGCAGCAGCACACCTTCGAGGCCATGGCGACCCAGCTGCTCTGGGAGTGGACCGGGCGCCGGTTCGGGACCGACATCGTAACGATCCGGCCAGAGCCGGCCGACTGTGTTCCGCCGCCCACCTACCAGTCCCAGGATTATCTGAGGAGCTTCCTCCCGTTCCGCCTGGGTGGGGCCTTGCACGACGTCGTGTGCGGCATCTGCGGGCCCTACTGCACCCACACCTCGGGGACCCCGGCCATCCGCCTGCCTGGGAACGTCCACCGGGTGCATCAGGTCACTATCAACGGCAAGGTGCTACCTCTGGGTGCGTACCGGCTCATCAACCACTCCGTGCTCCAGCTCACTGGACGTACCTCACCACTTGGTCCCGATGTTCCACTTGTATTCCCCGCGGTACAAGACCTATCTCGGCCGACGACCGAGGAGAACACGTGGGAGATCCGCTACTCGCAGGGCGTTCCGGTCCCAGAGGGCGGCCAGGTCGCCGCCGGCGTCCTCGCGCTCGAGCTGGCTAAGGCGGCCTGCATGGACCGCGACTGCGCCCTCCCGGCGCGCCTCCAGTCGGTCACCCGGCAGGGCGTCACCGTCCAGGTGCAGGACGACTTCGACGAGATGCAGGAGGGCCGTACCGGCATCTGGCTGGTCGACTCCTGGGTCGCCTCGATCCGCAAGCCGCGTCAGGCCGCTAGGGCGTACAACCCCGACGACTACGCGCGCCGTCAGCCCTCCAACCGCCGCGGCGGGGTGATCTGGTGAGCCCCGCACCGCGCCTCTCCCGCCGCAACCGCGCCCAGAGCGAGGACTACGCCGCCCTGTCGGGCCACGCGGCCTCCCCGACGCCGTCGGCCGTCCATTCCACCGCGCTCGCCCTGCTCAAGGGCGGTGCTCAGGCCCTATCGAACGCTGTATCGCAGGCCTACGTCGCCCCTGGGGCCGAGGTGGCCTGGGACGAGTGCTGCGCGGGGCACCTCTATGTGCGCACCGTCTCCGTCTCGCCCGTCTTCGGCCCTCGGGCCGCCGACGGCGATGCGTGCTCGGTTCGCTACTGGGCGGCGACCTACGCCCTAGGCACGCTTCGCTGTGTCGAGGTAGTGGACGACCGCGGACGGGGGCCTCGACCCTTCGACCTGACCGCCGACGCGGCGGTCCTGCACCAGGACATGGCCGACCTCGGAAAGTTCCTGACGTCGTCCACGAACGCCGACGCCATGGACTGGTCCGCATCCGGCCCCGACGGGGGATGCGTGGCCGGCGAGTGGACCTTCACGGTCCGACTCAACTGCCCGTGACCCCGGGGAGGTGTGAGATGGTTCACGTCAACGTCCGGTTCAAGGGCCCCATCCGTGAGGATAAAGTGGCCCAGCTCACTAAGCAGGCGGCTCTGAAGGCGTCCAGGCGCACTCAGGGCCGCATCCAGCGCAACATCCACGCCAAGGGCCGCGTGAACTCCGGCCGTATGGTGAACTCTGTCACAATTGAGCGCGTGCACGGCAAGCACCCGCTCAACCCGACCTTCGAGATCGGCGCCCGCACACCCTACGCCGCCTACCAGGAGAAGGGCACCAGGCCGCACGGCCCAGTCAAGGCATCTCGCATGGTCTTCACCCCGAAGGGGTCCTCGCAGGCCGTCTTCGCGAAGTGGGTCAAGGGGATCACTGGCGCCCACTTCGTGCGGGACGCGCTCCGGCTTATCAAGCCCTCTGACTTCCATTAGAATCGCCTCATGGCTACTATCACGATCCCCGGCAAGACCCGGAAGTCCATCACCGTTGACCTGGTCGGTACCGAGTACAAGGTCCGCCCCCCGAAGGCGTCCGTCGCCATCTTCCTGTCCCAGGCTCTCAAGGACGCTGACGAGGACTCTGAGAAGATCATCGACGGACTGGCCAAGTGGTGCCACGTCCTCTTCGGCAAGGAGACCGGCGCCGAGGTCGTCAAGCGGCTGAAGAACCCTTCTGACGACCTCGACATCCCCGACCTGACCGACCTCATCTCCGCTGTCATGGAGGAGGCTGGGGAGAACCCTCCTACGTGATCCGGCGCCTCCTGGCCTCGGCGTACGCGGAGTGGGACTACATCGACGGGTTCTGCCTCGGGCACGGGATCGACCTGGAGACCCTGCCCCTGAGCCGGTTCTGCCACGTCATGTGGTGGATCCTCACCCGCAACGCCGAGGACGAGAGCGCTACCGAGAAGCTGAAGAGGGACCTGTGGATGCCCCCCAAGGGCGTCGTGGTCACCGACCCCCGCAGCCCGTGGTACTCGGGCAACGAGTCGAGCGGCTTCGGGTCCCTTAAGTCGGCCCTCGGAATGTGACAGCACCTATAGGACACGCCTATGCGGGCGGTATCATGGCCTCAGACAGGAGTCGGGCCGCGATGCCGCCCGCTCGACGTACGAGCGGGGAGGGTAGCCCGTGGCAGACAAGATCGGCGAGGTAGTCGTAGAGGTTGGCGCTGACGCGCGCGACTTCCAGGGCGACGCTGAGCGGGGCATCGAGAAGAGCCTCAAGAAGATCGGCAAGAGGATCGAGCGCGCCGCGGAGAAGTGGGCGCGCGAGATGCGCGACTCCGTCAAGGACGCGCTCGACGGGCTCGTGCTCCAGGTCAACGCCAGGATCGACCCCAAGGACCTGCGCCGCATCGAGACGGCCATCGCCCAGACGAAGGCGTCCCCCGACGTCACTGTCTCCCGCCGCGACCTGGAGGAGATCAGGCAGAAGCTCCGCCAGATGGACGCCCGCGCACCGGTCAAGCCGGTCCTCGACGACAACGCCGTGGCCAGGATCGGTCGCGAGCTGGACGAGATGAAGGCCGCGATCAAGGCGCGAGTGGACCTCGACGAGAAGTCCCGCCGCAAGGCCCTCGACGCGATCCGCAAGACCGAGGCCGCCATCGACGCCAAGGTCGAGATCGACGGCAAGGACGTTGCCGAGATCAAGGAGCGCATCGCCAACATCAAGTCCGACATCAAGGTCGACGCGTCCCTGGAGAAGGCTACTCAGCGCAAGCTCAAGGAGCAGATCGCCAAGCTCGACGCGAAGCTCAAGGCCGAGGCCGACCTCGACCCGGCCTCCCGCGCCAAGATCAAGGAGCAGCTGAACAAGCTGGGCGGCGACATCGAGACCAGCGCGCACCTGAGCGAGGCGTCCAAGCGCAAGCTGAAGCACGAGCTGGACAAGCTGGACGGGAAGGCGACGGTCAACGCCGACCTGGACGACGGCAAGGCCCGCTTCGATCTGAAGCGGCTGACTTCCAAGCCCTACTTCGTAGACATTCACGCCCGTCTGGCCAAGTCCAGCATCGCTGCGGTGGCTGCGCAGCTCAAGGCTCTTGCCGGCGGCAACATCTTCAGCAACCTGGGCAACTCGCTCAAGGACCTGTTCACCCATCTAGACACCTTCGCCGTCAAGGCTGCCACGGCCGGTACCGCGATCCTGGGGCTGACCTCCATCGCCGGGGCGGGGCTGGGCAACATCGCCCAGCTCGGCCTAGCCGTCGCCCACACCCTGCCGGCCCTGCTCGCCATGCCGGGCATCCTAGGCACGGCCGCCGCCGGGATCGGCATCTTCGCGGCGGCTATGAAGGACGCCTCAACCGTCCTGGCCGACCTTGGTCCCCGGTTCTCTGCCCTCCAGAAGGACATCTCCGCCGCGTACTGGGGCGAGGCGGCTGACGCCATCCGTGGGTTCGCCAACAACGCCCTTGACGCGCTCGGACCGTCCATCTCCAACGTCGCCACGCAGCTGGGCAGAATGTCAGCGGCGGTGGTCAGCGCCGCCCAGGACCACATTCCGGGCTTCCAGGCCTCGTTGAACTACCTGTCCGAGGCCCTGGACCTCGGCGGGGACGGCGCCGGCGCCTTCACCGACGCCTTGCTCACGCTGGGCGAGACCGGTGCGAAGTACCTCCCGTCCATAGCCTCGTGGGCGAACGACGTCGCCTACTCGTTCCAGAACTGGGTGCAGGCCAAGACCGCGTCCGGCGAGATGGACGCGGCTATCCAGGCCGCCGCCAAGACCTTCGGGACCCTGAAGGACATCGTCTTCGACCTGGGAGGCATCCTGGGCGGGGTCTTCAAGGCCATGGCCGCCGGATCCGCCCCCATCGACTCCATCGCCGCCGCCCTGGACCGGGCCAACCAGGCCGTCAACGGTCCTCTGTGGCAGGGGACCCTGACCTCCATCTTCAGCGCGATGGGGGATGCCGCGTCCCACGCCTTCGCCGGCGTCGGCTCGCTGGGGCAGGCCTTCGTTTCCCTGGGTCCAACCATCTCCACAATCCTGCCTCTGGTTGGGCAGATCATCGAGACAGGCCTCAAGGGAATCTCCGCGGCCCTCCAGGACCCGGCCTTCCAGGGAGGCCTCGTGGCCTTCTTCCAGGGCGTCCTGACGGCGGTGCAGGCCCTCGCCCCTGCCATGCCTGCCCTGGGCGAGGCGTTCGGCGCCATTGCCACCGTGATGGGGTCACTTCTCGCCGCCGTGGCCCCGCTTGTGGCTCAGTTGATCGAGGGACTGGCCCCGATCCTCCAGCAGATGGTGCCGATCCTCGTCCCGATCGTGGAGCAGTTGGGCGCCGCCCTGCTGCCTATCATTCAAGCCCTCCTTCCAGTCATCCAGGAGCTAATCGTTCAGCTCGGGCCGATCGTCGCCGAGCTGCTGCCACAGATCCTCCCGATCATCGTGAGCATCGTGCAGATGCTCTCCGCCGCGCTTATCCCGGCGATCCAGGCGGTTGCCACAATCATGCAGATAGCAGGTCCGGTGGTGGTGGGCACCTGGCAGGCCATCCAGACCGCGGTGTCGTGGGCCGTCAACATTATCCAGGGGGTCATCAGCACCGTCATGGGCGTGATCACCGGCGACTGGTCCCGCGCCTGGAGCGGAATCAGTCAGATCGGTCAGACAATCTGGAACATCATCACGACCTCGTTCTCCGTGTTCGGCAACCTCCTGCGCACATCGGCTCAGGTCTCATGGAACGCGATCACTACGGTCATTGGAGGCGCCTGGAACATCATTTCCTCGGTGGTGACGTCAGGCATCTCCATCGCGAGGAGCATCATCAGCGCCGGCTGGAACTTCATCTCCAGTATCACCTCCTCTGCCTGGAACACCGTCAAGAGCGTCGTGTCCTCCGCCATCGACGGGGTGAAGAATTTCATCAGCTCGGGATGGGACGCCGCCAAGAACTTCACATCGGATGCCTGGAACGCCATGCGCTCCGCAGTGTCGGCTGGGGTCAGTGGGGTCATCAGCTTCGTCAGCTCCCTGCCCGGCAGGATTCAGGGCATTTTCTCAGGAGCCGGGTCCTGGCTCATCAACGCCGGTCGAGACATCATCAACGGGCTCATTGACGGCATCCAGTCAATGTTCTCTTCCGTCCAGTCGAGCCTGTCGTCCCTGACGAGCCTGCTGCCGTCCTGGAAGGGGCCTGCCCCGGTCGACAAGGTCCTGCTCACCCCCGCCGGTGAGATGATCATGCAGGGCCTCATAAAGGGCCTGGAGAGCCAGTACGGCGCCGTACGGGACTCCCTGCGAGGGCTCACCGAGGACCTGACGAAGCCGGCCACGATCGGGCTCAGCGCCGACGTGCAGCCCCTCCCCGCTCGGGCCTCGGCCGGTCGGCCGAACCCGGCCCCAGAGTCCTCCGGATCGTTTGATAAGGGACGCCAATCAGGGGCTACAATCAACATCACCAACAACTATCCGCAGGCCAAGCCGGATTCTCAGACGCGCGACGAGGTCGCCGAGGGTCTGAGACTGGCAGCCATCATCTGAGGAAGGTCACCCACCCATGGCCATCTACTCACTGGACGGCGTCGATCTGGACGATGAGCGTCAGCGCTGGGTGCTCGCCGAGGGAACGACTCTGTCGACCCGCGGCGAGCCCTGGACCACCTCTGTGAGCGTCCCTGGGCGGTTCGGAATCCTGCCGACTACCGCCTCCGTCCTGAAGCCGGCCACCGTCGCCCTGAAGTTCACCGTGTTCTCCTGGACCGACGGGCGGGGCGGCAATCGCTGCAAGGAGGGCCTGGAGGTCCTGGAGCGCAACTATCAGGACCTATCTCGGCGCCTGTACGCCTTCGGGCGCCTCCAGACTCTCCGGTACACGCCCAAGGGGGCTCCGGTTCGGGAGGCTCAGGTCCGCCTGAAGTCCTCGCTCGACCCTCACTTCGATCCGCACTCGGAGACGATCTCGTTCACGGTCACCTACGAGATCGTCTCTGGTCTGTGGCGCGGTACCGAGGATATCGTCGCCCCACTGAGCGACATGTCGAAGTTCAACGGCTGCGTGATGCCTATCCCGGACGGGAGGCTCCTCCTGGAGCCGACGGCGGGAACCTGCGCGGTGAAGGACAACGTCTCCGGCTCCTCGTTCACCTTCACGGGCACCCTCAACGGCGGGGAGAAGCTGCTGGTCGACATCGCCGGCTACCGAGCCTGGAAGAACCCCGGAGACGGGTGGGACGTTCAGCCGGGTGCCCGCTCGGCTGACGGCGAGATCTCCATGAGCCCCGGAGGATTCCGGCCCACCCCCGACGCTGACGGCCGTATCTCCATGACGCTGACCGGGACATCCGGAAGCTTCCGCGGAAGGACGGCTTACTGATGCCGCGTAATCCCGCGTTTCCAAGGGGCCTAGCCATGCGCTACGTCGCCTACGAGCAGGCCGGGGCTCGGTTGGGCGTCCTCCCGGACGCCCTGTCCGGTACGTTCACCTGCCCCCGGCAGGCCACCCCGTCGCTCACCCTTTCCTACCCGAACGGCGGCCTAGGCGTGCGCGGTGAGCTTCTTGACGAGGCCGTGGAGATCGCCGTCGAGCTCAGCTACGACGGCCAGACCTGGCACGAGCCTTACAACGGCCGCTTCATCAACCTGTCCTCCGAGTGGAACTTGGTGGACGACGGCACGGAGCACCGCAAGGCGGACCTGATCCACATCGGGCACCGTCTGGAGGGGGCTCTCGTATGGAACGTCCCCCCGGTCGCCAAGGACAAGGACGGCAAGTACAAGTTCAACTCCCGCAACGCCGGAGAGATCCTGCACACCCTGTGGGACGCGGCCGTAAAGCGTGGGTGGGGCGCTGGGCTGTCCCTGGACGCCTCCCTCGCGACCGACTCGGCCGGGCAGCCCTGGGCTACAAAGACCACCCTGGCCTTCGACCCTACCGTGTCCCTCAAGTCCGTCCTCGACACGCTCATGAACATGGGCATGATCGACTACCGGTGGCGGGGCCGTACGCTCCAGGTCTACAACGCCGACTCAGCCCTGAAGCGGGAGAACACCTCTGTCGTGTGGCGCCTGGGGGCCGGGACGACGTCGGCCCCCGAGAAGCTGGACTGGTCTCAGCTGTGTACTCACGTCCTCGTGAAGGGCGACGGGGGGCGTACGTGGACCTTCCCCAACCCGGAGGCTCCGCCAAACCTTCCCCGTACGGAGAAGGTGGTCAGCGCCGGCGGCGTCGAGCTGGAGTCCACGGCCCGCCGCGTGGCGGACCTCACCCTCAAGACCGGGGCCACTCCCGCCGCCGAGGTGAAGCGAGAGTGGGAGGCGGACGACCTCCAGTGGCTTCCCTTCGAGGACTACTCCCTCGGTGACTGGGTCCGGGTGGAGCGGGGCTCCGGGCTCGAGCGCATGCGCGTCACTCAGATCTCCATCTCGGTTACCGAGAACGGGCGCTGCCAGGGCCACACGACCTTCGGAACCATGCTCGACGACGTCCTGTCGCGCCTGGCCAAGCGCCAGAAAGGCGTGCTCGGTGCCGCCACCTCCGACGGCCAGAACCCTCGACCCGAGGCGACTCCTAGCAAGCACTGGCCCCTCCCTCCTCAGGGGCTGGTCATCTCCTCGACGGCGGTCATCGGGCCGCTGGGCTACGCGCAGGCAGTGGCGTCCCTGGAGTGGCAGGCGGTCACCACGGACACCCTAGGCGTTGCCGTGGACGTGATCGGCTACGAGATCTCGGTCCGCGAGATCCCTCACCCCACCGGACGGTTGCTAACGTCCAATGACACCTCCGGTGAGGTTGAGGGGCTGTCCCCCGGAGGTCGGTACGCCTTCAAGGTCCGGGCCGTTACGCGCGACGCCTTCGGCTCCTGGGGCCCAGAAACCATCGCGACCATGGCTACGGACACGTCCGCTCCCCCGGTCCCCTCAAAGCCCCAGCTCTCCCAGACCCTGGGAGTCCTACAGGTGTTCTGGGACCTGCTGAGCGTTGACGGCGGAGGCATGCCGGGGGACTTCGCAGGCGCCGAGGTCAGCGTGCAGCTACCCGGTACTCCTCCGGCAGTGGTGGCCTCAATGCCGTCCCCGATGCAGCGCATCTCCCTGGCCGGGTACGAGATCAGGGAGTACGAGGTGCGCCTGCGCACCTACGACCGCGCCGGGAACCGGTCGGCCTGGAGCGCCCCAAGCAACATCACCCTCAAGCAGAACATTGACGCTGACGCCATCGCCCGCGAGGTCGAGAGGAAGCTGGCAGGCAGCGATGCGATGCAGCAGGCCGCCCGCGAGGGCACCCTCAAGGAGATGAAGCACCTCACCGAGGCCATGACCCAGGTGGCCACCAACCTGGTCACCTCGGGCCCCATCCCCCCAGATAGTGGGACAATAGGTTCCAGCATGTGGATCTCACCCGACGGACGAGTATTCGTCCTCAGAGCCGAAGGAGACAGATAATGAAGGAGTACGTCGCCACCAAGCAGTGGCGCGACGGGTTCGGAGCCAATGAGACAAGGATCACCGCCGCTGATCTAATCCGGATAGAGGACGGCATCTCCTCCGCCACCCGCGGAGTCACCTCCTTGGAGACCGTCGTCCAGGGGCAGCCTGCCAAGGTCCTGGAGGAGGTCAAGAAGATCGCTCAGGCTATCCGGACCGAGCTGGCCAAGGCGATCCCTGTCGGGACCATTGCGATGTTCGGAGCAGACCGCGATCCTGAGGGATGGCTCCGCTGCGACGGGCGGGTCTTGCAGAGGAGCTCCTACCCCGCACTGTTCGCTGCCATCGGAACCACCTACGGCTCCACCAATTCCGGGGACTTCCGCATCCCGGACATTCGGGAGCGGTCCGTGGTGGGTACTGGCACGAAGTACAGCCCCGGCGACAAGGGGGGAAACACGCTCCTCACGCTGAGCATCGCTCAGATTCCGGCCCACACCCACGAGATCGGGGAGTCCTCGGACCAGTCCAAGAGGTTCCAGGCCCGCACGTCCAACCAGGACATCGGTATCGGCACGTCAGGCTACACCTACCTGACCTCTACGGGCACCTCCTCAGATGGGAGATCCCCGATCGCGGCGTCTACCGGAGGGTCGCAGCCCATCGACCTCCGTGACCCGTACTTCGGTCTTCCCTACATCATCAAGGCCTCCTGATGACCGGACCTATCAATCCAGCCGCCGCTCCTGAGGGTGCTCGCGGAGGCCAGTACGTAACCGTCCCCGCCTTCGCCTCTCCCGGACAGTCCCTCCCCACCAACTCCCGCACCGCCGAGGGGTCGACCGTCGTCTACTCCCCGAAGGGATGGCGCTGGGAGGAGGCCGGAGACGAGTACTCCAAGTCGGTCTCCAAGCTGACGGCCGCGACCCTGGAGTCGGCCGTCCGTCGCATTCGCTCCTCATTGGGCACGGTGCTCTACATCAAGGGCACCTCGGACACGGAGCCCCCCTTCCGGGGGGAGACCCTCGGAGACACGGTCCGGGTCCAGGACGCGCAGACCCTCGACATCGTCGCGGAGTGGAAGTGGAACGGATCCTCCTGGGAGCGGATGCGTGTCACCAGCGAGCAGATCAGCAACCTCGACGTAGGAAAGCTGACCGTCGGGGCGGCCAACATCGCCGAGCTCACCGCGAGGAAGATCGCGGCCGACGTCGGCCGCTTCCTAGAGATCACCACCGACCAGCTCACCGTGACCGGAAACGCGTCCTTCGTGAACGCCACCGCACACCATGTGTGGACGAAGATCGTCACCGCCGGGCAGGGCGAGTTCGAGAAGATCCAGGCCGGGATGCTGGCGGCCAATTCCGTCAACGCCTCCAACATCCAGGCCGGAGCTATTGACGGGCAGGTCATCACCGGAGCGACGCTCCAGACGGAGCGTACCTACAACCGAGGCCTCAAGCTCTCCTCTGACGGCCTCCGGGTCTACGACTCCCGGGGCACGTCGGTCCTGGACGTCAATGCGCACACTGGGGCGATCAGCATCAGCGGACACCTCAGCCGACGGGACTCGTGGTCAATGGTGTGGTTCAACGACGTCATCTCTACCCGCACTGGACGAGACGTCGGCACCGACGGTTCAAAGTGGGGGTGCGGCCTGGCTTTCAACTCCCTGGAGGACAACTGGGGCGACGGGGTGATTGCCCTGCTCAAGGACCGGTCCGGGGACCCCTCGATCCGCATGCAGGCTCCTTACGCCGGTCTGGGGGGCGATGTCCCCTACATCTCCGTGGGAACCTCGTATGTAACCATGTACACCCCGTCCGGAGACACTCTGTTCGAGTTCAAGACCGGCGGAGTACGCCTCAAAGCTCAGGACATCTACTGGTGGGCCAACTCCGGCGGCTTCTCGTACGGCACCAACAGCGACAACAAGCCTAGGCTGTACGTGGGGCCGAATGTGGTGAGCATCCGCCCAATGGGGGAGACTCTCCCCAGATTCCACGCTGATCGGACCTCGACCACGATGCAGTTCGGCGAACGGCATCAGGTGTGGATCTCGAGCAGTGGGGTTCACATCACCGGTACCAAGAACTTCTTCATGCGAGTGCCCGAATTGACTGCTCAGCGCGGCGGGATGTGGCTGAAGCACGCCTGCACCGAATCTCCATACGACGGAATCGAGTACTGGGAGAACATCGAACTCGACGCCGAGGGCCGCGCCCGCTGGACCTTGCCGGACTATGTTCCTAGGATTGCGTCCGCTAAGGCTCCGTGGGTCGTCTTCACCAGCGACGGCGCCCGTGCGGCGCTGGACCGCTCCAACCCTGAGGAGTGGCACGTGGACGTCACCGGCGCCCCCGGCACGACTGTGGCCGTGCTGGTCAAGGGTGCTCGGAGTATTGACCATGAGGTCTCCGAGCGCGGGGAGCCCGTAATGCGGGACTATGCCCGAGAGTCTCCGTGGCACCTCCCGCCACCGTCCCCCGGAGATGGCGGTGACCAGGCCGGAGGTGGGGGCCTACCCGACGACATGTCCGTGGGCGGTGGCCTATACGGTCCAGCTACCAAACCGGACAGCTACGGTAAGAGTGGCCTATGATTGACAGGGCGGCGCGGGATCCGCGCCGCCCTGCCCTACCCCGCCTATACACCTCAAGGAGGACCCATGGAACCCCAAGCACCTCAGGTCGACGCCGTCGCGATCATCGACGCTCTGACCGCCGAGATCGCCGCGCTGACCCGCCGCGCTGTCATCGCTGAGCAGCGCGTCCGTGACCTGGAGCAGCAGCTTCAGGGCTCAACCATCGCGAAGGAGAGCAAGTGACAGTACAGTCCGTGGCCGCGACCATCGCGCGCCGCATCTGCGAGCAGGAGAACGTCGGGTACAGCCAGCCCGAGCGGCGGTCCTGGTACGCGAACGCCGACTGGGCCGGCCGCGTGTCCAGCCCGCAGAACGCGGACTGCTCCAGCCTCGTGTGCGGAGCGATCTGCTACGGCCTCCACGACACCTACGGAGTGCCGTGGGGCCACCAGGCGCTCCTCGAGATCAACGACCACTGGACCGGTAACATGCGCGGCGGCATGGAGCTGCGGGGATTCAGCGAGGTCCCGTGGAACGACGCAGACCTCACGCCGGCTGGAGGCTTCCGTGTCGGTGACGTAATCCTCTCCGCCGCGAACGAGGGGGGCGTGGGGCACGTCTGCATCGCCGTCGAGGACGGCGGGGACCCGCTCGTCTCGGAGGCGTGGATCGCTGAGGACGGCTCGATCGACGGCTACGCGGGCGACACCACGGGCCAGGAGACTCGGACCGTGCGCTACTCCTCGCACCCGCACACCCGGGCCGGTAGGTGGACGTCCTGCCATCGATTCAGTGACCAGAAGTTCCTGTCGCAGTGGCCGTCATTCGCCCCGAAGCAGGGCGGACAAATCAAGCCAGCTGCCGCCCCGGCTCCGGCACGTCAGGCCGCTCAGCCGTCGGCCCCTCAGCACGCGCACGGCATTGACATCTCCAGTCACCAGGCCGGTCTGAACGTCCCGGCCATCTGGGCCGACTTCGTGATCGTCAAGGCCACTGAGGACGACGACTACGTGAACCCGTACATGGTCTCGCAGGCCAACGCCACGCTGTCGGCCTCGAAGCGGCTGGGCTTCTACCACTTCGCCCGTCCGGGTGACGCGGCCGCCCAGGCCCGCTACTTCGTGTCCGCCGTCGGCGCTCTCCGGGCCAAGGCCACGCTCTGGCTCGACTGGGAGGCGAATGCGGTCGCGCAGGGTCCGGGCTGGGCGAAGCAGTTCCTCGACACCGTCCGCTCCCTGACCGGCGCCACTCCCGGCATCTACATGAACGGTTCCGCCGTCAACGGCTACGACTGGTCGGCCGTGGCTCGCGAGTACCCGCTCTGGTACGCCGGCGGCCCGGACTACTCGGACTACGGGTCCTCCTACTCGGACCCGGCCGTCCCGAACGTCTCCTACTGGGGCCAGCCGCTCATCCACCAGTACACCGAGGACGGCCGCCTGCCGGGATACTCCGGCACTCTGGACCTGAACCGCTGCCGCGACCGCGCCGCCCTGGACCGGATGATCGGCGGCGGGGCGCCCTCATCCTCCCCCGCCTCGGCCCCCTCCGGAGAGGCTCAGCTCGTCGTGGACGGCGACTACGGGGCCGCCACCGTCGGTCGCCTGAAGGCCGTCATGGGCGCTGTCGGGTACGCGGAGGTCTACGCCGTCGCGAACCTGCGCCGCTTCCTGAACAAGGCCGTCCCGCCGGCTACGACCCGCCAGCTGACCGGCATGGACCGCCTGCCTGAAGACCGCGGCTGGGACGCTCCCATGGTGAAGGTCTTCCAGTACCTCGTGCTCGCCTGGAACAAGCCGGGCGTGCCCGCTGGCTGGGACTTCGGGGACTGGGTCGACGGGGATTTCGGCGAGGCCACGGTCAAGGCGCTCCAGATGGCGCTGAACGCCTCCAAGACCAACAGCTTCCGGCTGTGGTGAGATCGTGACATCGTCGTAACCTATAGGTACCTCACGGACTCATAGGGATACACTAAGGGCGGGGACTCAGGAGGGTCCCCGCCCTTACCTATGGAAGGAGCACATGTGAAGTACGCATCCGCGACGTTCTGGGAGGGTCTCGCCGAGCGAGGCATCTCCACCTTCGCGCAGTCCCTCGTCGGCGCGTTCGCCGTCGGGTCCTCTCTGTTCGACCTGGACTGGAAGGGCGCTCTCGGCATCGCCGGTGCCGCCGCCCTGGCTTCGGTCCTGAAGTCGTTCTCCCTGCCCGAGGAGACCGATCGCGCCGTGCCGACCGCCGAGACCGCTACGGCCGACCTCTACACCCCTCGCCACGCCTCCGGACTGGCCGGCTGAGGTAGCCTCATGATCCCAGTGGAGCAGTCCTCGTCGCCGATCCTCACCGTGCTCGCCTCGCCTGAGGTCATCACGGCGGGGACTGCTTTGCTGGCGGCCCTCATCACCTGGCTCAGGATGACGATCACGAGGCAGCAGTCACGGCTGGAGGAGAAGATGGCGAGGATGAACGCCCACGTTGTGAGGGCCGCCGATGCGGCGGAGTCGGCCTCCGAGGGAGTCCACAACAACCACGACTCGAACCTTCGGGACGACCTGGACTCCAAGTTCGGTCAGGTCCTCGACAACCTGTCCCGGCTGGTCCGCTCGGTTGACGACCTCCGGGAGTCTGACCGACAGTTCGAGGCCCGCATGTCCCGCATGGAGACGCAGATCGAGGGCGTCCGCAATGACGCGCGGACTGATAGGTCCCACCTGTACACAGAGGTCCAGTCATTGCACGATCGGATTGATAGGGTTAAGGGTGATGCCAATCCGTTACGTCAGGAGCCTCGATGACCTCCGCCACCGCCACGATCACCGGCCGCGTCGTAGGGCCTGATGGCCTGGGACGTATGGGCCGGATCACCTTCACCCCGGCCAGCCTAGGGGCACCTCTACCGGCTCGCGACATCGTCGCCGGGCGGGCTTCCTTCCGCATCGACCCTGACGGGTATCTGGTAGGTCAGACCGGCCGGACGGCCTCCGTCGCCTCTGGAAACTATGAGATAGATCTCAATATCCCCGGCGACCTGGGCGCACACATCCGCACGATCCGGACCCTGGCCGACGGCGAGACGCTGAACATCGCCGACCTTCTCACGGCCGCTACCGTACCTACTCCACCTCAGCCGCCCAGCCCCGGACCTGCCCAGCCTCCAGCACCGCCGGCGCCGACGCCGGCGGTGCTGGAGGCTGGGCAGGTCCGGGGC